TGTAACACTAGGAGAGGGAAACCTCTCCTTTTTTTATAGATAATAAAATGAACTCTAATTATGGAAAAAACAAGATTAAAAAATATTCACAAGCACCTAAAAAAAATCCTTGACGAATTAGAATCTGAGATCTATTCCGACAAGGATTCGTATTTAAAAAACAAAAGTAAAATTACTTTAATGGAAGATAACGACGGTTATACCGATTAAGGATTAACCATCTTCTTTTTGCCAATATTATATTTACTTTCAAGAGTCCAATCTCCTTTGTCTTTGTAAGAAAGAACTTTAATTTGACTTAGAGGAGCACAATCTTCAATTGCAGAAGGATCAACAACACTCACAAGTCCCCAATCAGACAGTAGTTGTGAGATACGATTTCTACGTTGGATATCATTCACAAAAAGATTTGCTTTCTTACCATCAAGGGCAAACAATTCTTTGAAGTGAACAATATAATACTTACCTTGCTTATGAAGGATGTGACAAGACTGATAAATCTTTTTCTCTTTACGGGATGCTACACCAATACGAGTAAGGGTTTCACGAACTTTTAAAAAATCATCTGGTTCTTTTAAGATGACTTCAATCATCGTTTCTGGTGACCAATTATACTCTAGAACTTCACTCATGTTTTCCTCCAGTATTCATCCTTTGTTTGATAAATTCAAGTTGTTCTTCCGATAAAAGTTTTAAGGCACTTCTAGATTTCTCGTCGTTGTAGTGATAATACTTCTTAACAAGTTCTAGAGTGTCAATTTTTTCTTTCCTTAACCAAGGAGAGAAACGCTTTTTCGGTCTCACAATATTTATAAAAAAATCATATTGCATCTTCTTAGGAAGATCCGAATGAATATTCATTTCATTTGCGATAAGAACTGTGTCCATAAAACCAGACATGCATTTATTGATAATGAAAGGAGGATACTCTTTCTCTGTACCATAATCTTCATCAATTATATTAATTTTTGATTGATTAATCGAGTTCAGCCAGTCTTTAAGTTCCATAATTTAAGTATCAATCCAGCAATAATAAGGAGTGGAATCTATTGTATCATAGATATTTTTGTGATTGAGCAAAGCTCTCCGGTAGGGACCAAACTTAATTCCTCTACCCCAACCAAGATAGGAACCAAACAATTCTTTCTTAGTAATCTGACCTTTCATTTTAATAATAGAAATAAGTCTTTCGGTTACATCAGATTGAACATATTTTTGACAACTAATCATGTCATCAATATATTCACTCATCTTTAAAATCTCGTTTTTATATACAAGATTCTCTTTTAAATAAGTCTGAGATTTTACAGACATCTCATTACGATATACATTATCATCAAGATAGATATCTAACAACCTAACAGCTTCAGAATTTTTAGTAAAGAAATCTGCAGTTGGATTTAATTCTTGATAATAATCAGCATCATACATAATGTACGGACAACCATTCATAATACCATCTGTAGTCGAAACACTCCATCCGCCATAAACTTGTTTAGGTGAAAATCCAACACGACACTGTTGTAATTTTTTATAATATCGTTGCTTATTAAACTTCTCAGTAGTAATCCAAGATTTATCCGATTTCTCTAACAATGGAACCCAAACAGTGAAGTCATCTCTAAGGTCTCTCAGATCCTCTAGAACCTTCATAAAGTTATTGAAATCTTTATAGGTATCTGGACGATGATTAAAAACGATTAATTTATCAGTATTTTTATTTGGTTCTACAATATCAGATTCTTTAACACCCAAATGATGTGAGACAAGAATATCATCAAGTTTAGAAATAGTTCCTTTGTTGAATACTTCAGAAGCTTGATTTAATACAAGATTTTTTTGACTCTGTGTATTTAGATAACAACGTTGCATCTCAAGTAATCCAAGAATGTTTTGATTAAAACTTGGTTGACTCCATGCAACAACCTCTTTCAAGTCAAACCAATGACAATATCCAAAGTAAGAAGGACTGTGATGAGTTACATTGCTGATAGTATTTTTAACAGCATGTGTATGCTCAGGGAGATGAGAGAACACCAGATCAATATCAAGATCATGATTGATCAATTTTCTAAAATGTTCTACATCAAAATGTGAACGCATCGTAGGAGGATACGTTGGGAACTTCATAATAAACTGTTTAATATTATGAAAATTCAGCATCTCCAAAAACTCTGGAAGAACCAGATAAAAAAACAAGTCACTACGAATCTTGTTCAATTCAGCAATCATGTTTGTGATCACTTGAATACAACTATCCTTAGTCAGATCTTTAGAGAACGTGATGTTAGGATAAACAAGAATGCGTATTGTTTTTTCAAATTTTTGTTCTGTTAAAAATTTGGTAAGAGTCATCTTATTATATCAATAGAGTCCATATCATTAATATCCCAAATTTCTAATTTCGATCTGAGTCTTCCATCTTGTTTGAGGTTTTCGTACCTTTTAGAAGCCTTCTTTCTCCACCAAGCCACAATCGAATCAAAAGAGAACCTATCGTAGTTCTCAGCCTTAATAAGCGTATCTGTGTTTCCCAAAATAACTTCTCTAGAATTCTCGAAACCATAAGTAGACATATAAAATCTTTTTTGAGTAGTTACATCCTGCCTAGACTTAATAAATTTAATAAACTCAGTATACTTTACTGGGTGATGTTCCTTAAGAGAATTCTTAATAATAGAAATCATCTTAGTTTGTATCTTAAGCTTTCGACTAGATGCACCTCTATGGATTAATTGTTCACCATCATTCCTTTCAATAAACCATTTATTTAGATTATGATATATGGAATCTGGTAGAGTTAAAAGAAACTTAGATTCTGTATCACCTCTATAACGAATATAAGGTTTTAATCCATCGTACTGACTAGTACCTTTGATGTTACCATACAATGAAGTAGTTTCAAATAAACACATCTCAGTATTATACTTATTATTTAACATCTCTCTTACTTCATGACAAGAACATATCAATGAAAGTAACTTACCACCAAGATAATTAAATCCAAATGGTTGAACAGGAACAATAATAAAACCCATAATGGCTCTCTTATTGAATATAGTAAGATCAGGGACCCCTCCAAGCCACTGATTACGTGGTTTTGAATTAATGATAGGTGAACCCAGTTTAATGAACCCTACAACCTTTCCTGTGGTCGTTTCCTGAACCATTAACTTCATCTGTTTGCCAGGTGCATCTTCATATGTAAATGAAGCTACCAACTCCAATAAAGTATTAAATGTAGAATGTTCTGGTTGAACTATCTTAAAATTCATCTCTTCAGGATGAACAGAGAAATCCTGAAATAGTTCATCTTCATGAGAAAAACCAAAAAGCGTTGGAGGAATTTCCTTTAAACGCTCAATCTTTTTCATACGAAAATAATCATCAATACGGTTTATACCACCATAAGCGTCATGAATCTTACTGACAGCATATAATGTATCTTCTGGAGAGAGAATCATTTAAAATTACAGTCACACATTAGTTCGGTCATACATGCAAGAGTGTTAATCTCTGGATCAACAGCAAATGCAGATTGATATTGATATTTAGCAAAAATCAAAACAGCTTGTGGGATTGATGCAGGTTCCAAAGTAGTATACATCGAATCATAAACTTTACGATACACTGCACTCTGATCATTGTCAAGGTTTTCCACAACCCACTTTCGGACTTTGCTGAAATTTTTGTCTTTCATATTACCAACAAGATCTTTCAGATTAACTTCAGAAACTGTAGTCAGAATTCCAGTGTCAATCTTTCCAATAGAAGAATATCTTTGTAGTTCATTAAGAACACGTCTCCAGTCGGGAAAATATTTCTTAATTACTTCTGCGACAACCTTTGGATCATATTCAACACCTTCCTCCTCAAGAATAGTCCTGATACGCTGGAAGAAGGATCCAGCAATAGACAACTTGTCCTTTCCGTTGATGGCAAAGTCAATGACTGCACATCGGGAATGGAGAGGTTCGATGATTTTGTTTTTGTAGTTACAGGTGAAGATGAATCTACAGTTGTTATGATACGCCTCAATATTTGCCCGTAGGAGGAGTTGTACATCATTGGTTGTGTTATCTGCTTCATCAATGATGATAACTTTTGGTTTTCCATTTGCTTGAAGTGATACGGTCGTCGCAAAATTCTTTGCTTGATTCCGTACTGTATCCAGAAATCGTCCTTCATCAGATCCATTAATTACGTAAAAATCAACACCAAGTTCATTACAAAGAGCTTTTGCAACCGTGGTTTTACCAATACCAGGAGGCCCAGAGAGGAGAAGATTAGGAACCTCTCCCTTCTCAACAAAACTAGTTAACGTAGTTTTGATACTATCTGGTAGAATACAATCTTCAATTTTGTTGGGTCGATACTTTTCAACCCAAATAAAATTACTCATAATCAATTAAATGTAGAGTCAGGTTCTAGTGCAATCAAATACGACAGATTCCATTTGTCATGGGTGAACTGTGAAATGTTAGCAGTAGATACCTGTACATTATACACCCCAGGAAGAATTTTAAGGTTCTCTACTTTGAAATTGAAACAAAATTCATTAGTAGTTTCACCGACTTTGACAGAAAAATTATTAGAAGTGTCATTGTTCTTTGTGCGAACCACAAGATTCATATCACCTTTCTTACCAACCAAAGAAAGGTCGGGAAGTTGGTATACACTTGCTGCACGAAGAAGAGAAGACAAAACTTCATCAGTCAAAGTAAACTCCACATCAATAGTTGGAAGTTCAATATCTTTTTCGGGTGGAGCAGTAATTACACTTGGATCTGAAAAGAAATACTTGACCCTAGACTTTCCACTACGAATAGAAAGATAAGAAGGATTACCAAAATCAAAATCAGGATCCTTAAATAGAGAGAGACCACCCAGAAATTCATTTAGATCATAGACAGCAAAATCATTGCCAAAGGATTCTGGACATTCAAATTTAGCGAGGATATTTTTTGCGGGAGAGATAGTTCTCAGAATATTTCCTTGCTTCACAACCAAAGAAGAATTGATTGTGGAAAAGTTTTTGAGAATATTCAAAGTTTCAACAGAAATTTTCATAATTATTGTGGGTAAGGTTCAGTAACAGTAGATTTATCAGAGAAGTGAAGAAGGAGGAGACCGTAATGAAGGATCTTAATTATATCACGGCGAGCAGTTCCTTTCTTATCGTAACGAGAAGCGTATTTAAGGATATTACTTCGGCAGAATGCTTCAGCATCACCACACGATTCAATTAAGTCCAACGTTTGGATCTTGTCATTACCAGCAGAGTAATGTTGACCATAAGTTCCAGAAATGTAGTCGCGTAACTCCTGTAGGAGTTCTTCTTCATTGTATTTCCAAGCCATAGTTATTTCATAATTGTTAGAGGGATTCTTACCCTCTTGATTATACAAGGTATTTGTGTCTGTGTCAATTGATGTCTGGTGTTTCTTCAGTTTCATCGGTTTCGGGAGCAATAATTTTATCAAAAAGATCAAGGAATGATTGCTTGGTGTCATCATCAAATCGATTTAGACAAACACCAATCGCCTTAGTCTCATTACCAAAAATACTATATGCACGAATAATGTGTACCAGACGACGAGTAGAAATTACTTCATCGATACCACCTTCATTGAAGGTCTTACGGATGATGTCTGCCCATCCAACAAGAGCATCAATGAACTTATCATTCAGACAATCAAGTTCGCGACAATAGTTATTGAGGATCTTAGTCTCAATAGTACTGGTAGGATATTCCTGTTCAAATGTTACTGCAAACCTCTCAAGGAATGCTTCGTTGAGCACATTAGTTCCGATGAATCTTCCGTCATCCGAACCTTTACCTTTTGTATTAGCGGTTGCGAATACGTTGAAACCTTCTGAGGCTTTAACGTATTTGCCAATCTTCTTGAGGAAAACTCCTTTTCCTTCGAGAATAGATTGAAGACAGAGAATTTTGTTACTTGCGAGGTCGATTTCATCAAGGAGCAACACAGCACCCCGTTGCAAGGCCTCAACAACTGGTCCATCATGCCAAACGGTTTCTCCGTTAACAAGACGGAAGCCACCAATAAGATCGTCTTCATCAGTTTCGATAGTAATGTTTACACGGATAAGTTCACGACCAAGTTGAGAACATACTTGTTCGACACCAAAAGTTTTACCATTACCAGAAAGACCAGTAATGAATGATGGATAGAAAATCTTAGACTTGATAATTTTTTTGATGTCATTAAAATTACCAAACGGAACATAGTTTTTATCCTTGTCTGGGATAAGACTAACAACATCAGCAACTACAGGAGTAGCAGACATGGTGTTATAAGTTTGTTCCAATTTTTCTTTTACAGTAAGGTTATATACTCCACGACCAACTTTATAATCTTTCAATCGATCACAAACAGTTGATAAAGAAACATCACT